CATCGATCACGGACAAGTAATCCCTACCGCAGCTTTCACGGAAGGGACCAGAAGAAAAGGACTTCGACGCGTTCAGAAGGAACCCACAACACGTGAGAACCTTCGTCATAAGTGGAACAGCGTCCACTGGCATGATAATATCGTACCCATACACCGAAATAAGGTGTGAGTCATGACCATCGACGCACCCGTAAGCGAGTGCATAGAAGATCAATGTCTCAAGTGGGAACGTGAAACCATTGCCCATCGAAGAAAACTTCTGGAGCTTCATCACAGTGCCCCCGGGCGTGGAGACGTTCCCAGTTCGGAATGAACGGAGAAAGTCCCACCAGTCCAGGGGTAAAAGGCTTTCAACAAGCCCACATGACACTGTGTCAGAAGCGCTACTGAGGTCCAGCGTTGCTAAAGCGCCGGAAATCGATCCCTCACACGCCATTCTCTGATTTCGAGTTTGGTCGGTGATGTCGATACCCTCCCGACGAAGACGGTCAGCGATATACCCGCCGATCCCTAGCTGAACCATCTGGTTCATCATGGGTTCGACGGCGATCGTCCTGTCTGTCTTCGCGGATTTCCGGGCGAAGCTGATTCTGCCTGAGCTGATTTCGACAGAAACAGAGGCCGTGTCTGGGCCCTCAAAGTTGAGGTCACACCAGGCCGGAACCTCGGCGAGAACGTCACTCATGTGACGGACCGCCTCTTCACTACAGCAAAACTTCTGCGCAAGCTTACGCCTGACAGAAGCATCCTTCTTTTTTACTTGCGTCGTTGCGCCAGGGCCAAACCGAAGCCTCAACTGGTCAAGACTAGGAAGATCTCCAAGGACTGAACTTATTTTCTGCTGGGCGCGGTATAACACCGACTCAACATCGAGGGGGAAATAAAATCCGCCTCGAAAGTTCAACCTAAAGATCTCATTCGTCTGACCACAGAGTGCTTCAGCTTCTAGGAACTTCCTCCACGCAACTGCCGACTTGTCGATCCCCAGCTCAAGATCCTGCCTCTTTTGAAAGAAGGCAAGAACCTGACGCAGATGGGTCGCTTCGAAGGCAGTTAACGTGTCGTAGCGAAGTTCGTAGTGGCACAGTCCCGCAAAATCACGACGAGCGATGAGCTCTGCGATCTCGCAGTACTGTTTCTTGTCAGAAATTATCTGATCCAAGTGCCAATTGGCAAGGTGAAGGAAAACCGTGTTGCTCTCGTCTGTCGACAGAGCCTGATCCCACCGAGTAAGTCTCATGGTAACCCCTTTCAGAGGGTGTACTGTGGTTACAGGTCGCCCAAAGGGCGGCCCCCCGACTTACGTCGGAAGAACCTGGTTGTCGAACAGGTCGGGAACGAAGCCAGAAGTTGCCGCAGCAACCGAGGACGACACATTGCCGGCCAGGTTGACGACAATCTGCCGCGCCAAGCGGCGGCTCGTCTGGGTACTACGGGGGTGCTGGTAGTTCGTGAGAACAAACCGATCCTCGTAGGCAACCTTCGGAGCCGCAGTATAGCCGGCAGCGTTCTGGTTCGTCACGGCTTCCATCACTGGAACGCCGACGACGACTTCAGTCTTGACGACGCCAGACTTCAACGTGCTCATCTTCATGAGCGCGTAGACCTGAGCGTAGCGTGGGACCGTCGGCAACAGCTCGCGCCACTCAGCACTGATGTCCCCGTTCGCACTACGCGAAACGGAGATAGCAGTCAGAGTGTGGGACACGGGTGTTGCGGCACCGTCATAAACGGTGATATTTGCCATTGAAGACATAGGAACCTCGAGTTACATTGAAGGACTCCCAGAACAGGTTATTTCTTTCCTGTGAAGAACTGGGAGACGAGTGCTACTGCGTTTGCAGCGTGTTGCCACGAAAGTACCTTACTAAGCGGTTTATGAACCGGAGTAGGGAACGTAAGAAAGGCCGACACAGTGCGATCGATGACCACGGATGAAGTGACGTAACTTCCGCCACTATTACTCACCGTATGGTCACCAGTGCTCCATGACGGACCAGACCTTCGTCCATACTCAAAGGTACTAATCGTCTTACAGAAAGAGCCCGTTAAGGATTGGGCAAGTCCGCGTGCAGCTAGATAGCTGCCGATTGGTATAAACCAATCGACAACGAACGAGTAAGGGATTTTCTCCCAAACGATCGCTGCCGGGTCGGTAAGACCCGATAACTTTGCAACGTCGACTTCAGTCAGCTTGGCAACAATCTGAAGGCGGTCGACGGAACCAGAGGTTACATCATCGAATAAAGCATTCTTATTATATTGTAAGGGCTTTACTCTTTGAACGCGGTAGGTTTGAACCATCGGAAAATTCGTAAGCTTAGCCACAAATTCTGCGGCGGCTTTGACATCCGATAAAATGGGTTTCCACCCATACTGAAGCTCTAGCCAGCGGCTAGCAATGTCCTTATGATATGCACTTTTCGGAATTTTTGAGAGTCCGTTTTTGTGCACCCGAACCTTTTTGGGGTCGGTTATCAGGGAACGTGCAGCAGTAAGAACATGTCCTTGGTGAACGAGCGTCAGCGCACGCGCAATCCGCTGGGCACCCTGAGCGATAGTGCGGAGAGCCTCATGACCTTCGGCCACGAGAATCCCAGCATTAAAGTCAGACCCAGCAATGCGTTCGCGCAGTTTTCCCATTAACGCAAGGTGATCGTTCGAATCGATATAGTTGAGGGCACTGCCGATACTACCAAGACCAACGGTACAAGTGTGGACCCGATCACTCGGGACCCCATAATGCACCCACTGGTAATTGATAGGCTCAGACCACTGCCCCCACTTCGATTTGTAGAACGTGTGGAATTCTTTGTTCTTCCTAGTGCCACTATACTGCCTCAATCGTACACGATGCAGACGCCCCTTAACTTTTACAACTTTGCCTGGAGCCTTACGGCTCTTGACGGGTTTGTACCAGTGGGGTTCTCGCCAGTACGTCCAACTTATGGTTGGAGCGACTTTCGGGAAATCTTGGCCAGTCCAAACATGTGAATGTTTGTGACCGTTCCAAGTGTAGGAACCATAATCATAGGTTCCACCGACGTCTGTCGTGTAGTAGACGAGGTAAGGAATGGCATTGTTAGAAACAAAGTTACCTGCTGTCATACAACACTTTCATCCTGAGATATCACGTGTGCTCACTCAATCCCACCTGAGAAGTCGTCATTGACGTCGTACCAGGGGAGAGTCGGGGGGACACCGTTTGGTTCCCAGGGGTAGGGAGGACAACCATTGTCTAACCCTACATCGTCACCTGGGGAGAAGTAAACGCCTATCCAGCCGCCAAAGAACAACTCTTTGTGCATAAAGTACTGCGCGCCCCCTTCGGGGTTAACGAAGTGCATCTTGCAGGGTTGCCAATGACGTAAATGGGCAGACATTACTCTTCTCCAGGTTGCTGAACGGGAGGGGCACTATTAGGTGCAGCCTCCTTCGCGGTTCCGCCAGAAGCGGGATCGCCGGGCTTCTTTGCCCGAGAAATTTCCTTCACGCACATCTCGAGAACTCCGACGACGTTCGGCACGTCTGAAGGCCAAGTCACTCGCATCAATCCGTGGATCATTGCGAGTAAGACTATAAGCAGCAGCGTACGATCCATTGTCGGGTCTCGGGAAATGGACAGCGAAAAGCGCGTTCCAATCAGACAAGGTTCTGACACATCCCACAAGATGTTTGATCTCGTGAGGTGTTCCGTTCGGCGTCCAAAAGGACGCAAGACGGAGAAGAGGGTTTTCACTCTCAATATCGTCAAAAACCTGGTCAAAACGGAATAAGCACTTCATGACTGCCCTGCGTGGAG